GATCGGCCGAAGCCGGCTCCGAAAGAGACGTGCGGGCGGTTCGCAGATCGATCAGGTTTTGCCGCCCCGTGTCCTGTAGCCAGCCGAGAAAGTCGAGATTGCCGACTTCCTCCACCACGCGGGTCAAGGCGTTGACGGTGCGGTCGGCATTGGCGGAAATCAGGCTGGACATGGCGTACCTCTCGGGTTCGGGGGAGTATAGCGGCGACGGACCGCCTTGTCAGTCCCGCTCCCCTTCGGGCCGGCCGTCGACCGGCCGGGAAGCGTGGGGCGTTGTGTCGGGGGTAGGCGCCGGGGCAGGCGCCGCGCGGGGCGCCGGTTCCTGAAACGGTTCCACGACCGTTTCAGGATTTGGGTTCGGGAAAGGCTCTTTGCCGGTGTTGTCTATGCTAACCATGGCACATAACACTCACTGAAAAGGTACCGGTCGGCGCGCCGGTACGGGTCCACTGGATATCAAAGCCGTCGGCGCCGATGGCCGTGACCGCCCCCACGTAGGTTGTCCCGGCCGTGCCGAGATAGACGACCGACCCGGCGATATAGGGGTTCCCGACAGCATCGCCGATGCAGGCTTGCGTCAAGGTCGCGTCGCAATGACCGTTGAAACTGATGTTGCTGCCGCCGGTCGGGTTGCCGGCGAAGAACTGCAACGACTTCGCCGCGAAGCCGATGCCCGTTATCGTCTGCGTAAACGACGGTTGGCTTACGTCTATGTCGAAGTTGTGGACCTTCGCCTTGAGGCCGCCACCCGCCGCGCTGATCGCACTGGCCACGAATTCGGTCGTCGCGCCCAAGTTGGACACGTTGCCCGCCGGGGGCGTGGCGATGACGATGGCCGAGGCCGTTATGTTCGCGAAACGGTCGAACATGACGGGCGTGCCCGTGGCGCTTTCCGCGTCGTTGAGCGACGCGAACACGAGATTGCCCGAGCCGTCCAATAGTATTTGATATTTTTTCTGGTCGGTCGCGTTGCCCGAGGCTTCGAAAATCTTCTTTGGATTGGACGCCGCCACGGCGCGGAACAGCGGCGCCGTCATGCCGGTTACGGCGGACAGCACACCGCTTGCCAACAGTTGCAGCCGCATGATGCCGTTCGTCCACCACTGCCAGCCGGCGCCCGACGTGGCCACGGCACGCGGCCCGGTCCCGACTTCGAAGCCGTAGGCAACCGAACCGCCGGCCGCCGCGCCCTGAAACGCCGGGCCGGTCACGGTGCCGGACAGCGCACCGCCAGCCAGCGGGAGATATCCTGAAATGCCGGCGGGGTTGAACACGATGGCGCCTGTAGTCGTGTCGACGCTGAACAGCACCGTGTCGCCGACCGTGGGCGAAACGTAATAGTTCACCTGCCAGTCGGTCGGGCCAGCCACATCGCTGGTCCAAAGCTGACCCGGCACCGCGAACGCCGGGCGGGTTGGACCACGCTGCATGGTGTAGAGCGCGTCGCGCCAGTTGTTCAGCATCGAAGCCAATTCGACGCCGTCGACTACATAGGGATCGATTGTGCCGAAATCATATTGGGACATTTCAGAATTTCCTTCTATCTCACGGGCCACTCACGCCGTAGCCGGCCGCCAGCCAGTTGAACGAACCGCCGCCGACCGGCGTTCCATTGTCCCGGCGCTGCTCGGCCGTGAAACCGTGTTTGTCGCTGCTGATGATTACGATCTGCGTTCCCTGATTGGCTGTGGCGAAGCCGGTAAATTGAATGTTCGGCGTCGCGTAGAAGCCCGTCGAGTAGACAACAGTCGCACGCCCCACGCCGTCGAAAGGCACGTTATTGGCGCCTAGGTACCGGTCGGGAACGTCCACCCGGCACTCGGCAACGCTCATGCGAAGCGTGGTCTGCGTGTCGTATAGCATGCCTATCAAGCGAACCTGAATGGCGCGAACGTCGACCGACGTAGCCGTGGTCGGACGCCATGGCCCCCAATTGACGCCATCCTGCGTACCTCGAATTTCGATGGCCACGTCCCAAGCATTGGACGCGCCCATGGCCAGCGGTTGGGCCGCCGCCAGCGGCACCCACGTCGACATGCTGTTGTCGCCGTAGCTGCCGAACGCTTGCACGGCCGCGTGCGCGAGAATGTTGCCGACCGCGCCTTGGTCCAGCGAATTCGCGAAATAGTAATAGCTATATCGCGTCGGATCGCCATGCACGCTTATGCCACGCGTGCCGGGATATATGTCGGGTGGAACAACTTCGGGCACGGCCGGCGGTGGAAGCTCCAGATAGTTCCCGTTCTTGACCCAAAGGTTTTTCGTACCGGCCCATGCGGGTTGCTCCATCAAGTTGGCGATTTGATGCGGTGGCCGAACGTCGCGGTAAATGATGACGCTGGCCGCCGTGGCGCTTTCCTGCCCGAGGCTGTCGATTGTCTTGATGAAGTACGTTCCGATGCGCGCCGGCACGGTGACGCGCGTAGTGTTGCGACTGACGCGGGTCGTGACCGACGTGCTTTCCGCCCACACCGCTGTCCCGTCAGTCTTGGGACTATACTGTATCCAGTAATACAACACGTCTATTTCATCGGTTGGCAGCCATTCCAGATCGAGCCAAGAGCCATTGACCGAGCCATACAGCGCATAGGGAGCCGTTGGCTTGGCCGTGAGCCCGACAGTGTTGAACGATCCCGACAACGGAATAGACCGCCGGCCGAGATTGTCGACGGCGGTTAGCATGACTTCCCAAATGCCCGAGCGCATCAACGCCACGTCAACCGAAGTCCCGACTATCTGCCCATACTTGCGATAGTCATCCGCCGGCCCCTTCAATTCGACCATGTAGTAGGCGACACGGCTGTCGGTCGACGGCGTCCAAGACAGCACCACGCCGAATTGCGGTACGCCTGCGTTGTCGAGATAGATATATTCCTTCAAGCCGAGGTCGGTTCCGTTGCCCAGCGGCCCGGTCGGGATCGTGCTATAGTCGGGTGGCGGGATTTTCACGCCGTTGTCGACGTACTCGAATTTTCCCGGCGCGTACTTCGTCGCGAGAATTTCGTAGACGTTTTTTCCGTTTTCTTTGATCGCGGCCACGCGCCATGTCGTGGGCTCCACGGTGCTGTCGTGCGCCAGCCAGTTGGACGCGGCCGGCACGATGCCGTCGGTAAGCCCCGTCACCTTCACGAGCGTTTCGTCGACAACCTCGGCCACCGTCGTTTCCACGACCGCGTTGCCGATAGTTACATAGACCTTCCAGCCGGCCAGAATGCCGGGTGCGGGCGCATCGAATTTAAGTACGTTCTTGGCCGGCTGTTCCAGCGTGCGCCCTCCCAAGCGCGCGCCCGCGCGGCTCGGGTCCTGAATGAGAATGCCGTAGCCCGGCCGAACGTCGGCGTTCTCCAAAGCCGTCTTGAAGCTGACAACTTCATCCTCTTCCTGTCCGGTATAGATCAGCCAACGGCCGTGGCGGATCGCCTGCCCTTGCACCGTGCAAGCGTAGGCGTTCGCCTGCGTGTCGCGGTAAGGCTGCGTCGAAATCAATTCGGGGTCGTTCACTAGCTGGACGGCCGGCGTGTAGTTCTGCGACGGGTCGTTCCATGTGACCGACGCCGCGTTGAACTTGGACCGGTAGTCGGTGCTGGTATAATCGAACAGGCCATCGGTCACGTTCGAAGGCGTGAACAGCCGATCCCATTCAAGAATTGGCCGGTCCTGTACCACATAGATGGTGTCGTTCGAAGCGTACAACAGGGCGCGCATGCACGACGCCACCGCGTTCAGGACCTTGTAGGCATCCTCTCGCGTGGTGATCGGAACATTGCAGGTGAAACGCGGTTCGAGACCGCCCGTCCCCTTACCGTCGGGCACCATGCCGTCGTTGTATTTGGCGCATTCGTACAGGCCCCACTTGTCGACATTGGCCGGCGTCAGATCGGCGCCCGTGCCGAAGCGCGTGTTCAACAGCAAATCATACAGAACCCACGCCGGATTATTCGTGTAATCGCTCTTGAACGTGCCATCCCAATCGCCTGTGTAGGTGCGCGCGACGGGATCGTAGTTCGTCGGAATTTGGCAAAGCCGGCCGTAAATGTGATAACCGCGCGTGGGGACGTTCGGAAAGTATTGCGCGTCTATCACCATGCCGGCCAAGGCCGTATCGGGATAGTAAAGCGTCCCGTCGACTATTTCGGTATAGGCCGAAAAGTAAAGCGTGTTCGCGTATTGCGCGCCGGTCGGGCCGGCATCCTTCGTCAACCTTATATCAATTGTCTGCGAAGTCTTGGGAAGCTGAACGCGCAAGGCGCGTTCGTAGGGCGACATGGTTTTTCCTGAAATGGTGACGCGGGCGACGAAAACCCACCCGGCGCCGCCGATGTTCCATTCCACGACGTAGCTTACGCCCGTTCCCTGAACGTCGCCGGTCGGGCTCTGATAGTATAGCGCGTTGACGCGCGTCTTGAGGCGCACCGCATCCACTCCCGCCGTGATCCGGCGGACAACGGGAATGGTGTCTTTCATTTCGACGCCAACCGAAACCTCGGCCTCGCCGGCCGCGAAGCCTTCAATCACGTCCTGTTCGGGATCGCCGTGGCGAAACTGAAATTGGTCGACCGTGAAGTTGCGGGAGCCGTCCGGGTTTTCGATTGGCGTCTTGTCGAGGTAGACGGATTGCAACCCGTTGACCAAGCCCTTAATCGGCCCTTCCGACAACACTTCCAGAATGCGCGCCGTCGCCTTGCTGCGAAGCGTGTTCGGCGCTTCCGACGGCGCATGCGTCGACGTGTTGCCGCCGCCGCTGCCGCCCTTGCCGCCGCCTTTGTGGCTCACGACATGGAAGCGGACGCCGTCCCGGATTTGTTCGTATTCCCTGAAACCGCTCATATCGCGATATCCTCGGCCGCGATGCCGCCATAGATGACAACCGACCCGACAAGGTGTTCGCCGTACACGATAGGCACCGGGCCGCCCTGCTGGCTGTTGTTCGTCACGCCGTTGAACATGAACGATGGCCGATCCTCCGGCCGTGCCTGTTGCTCGGGCGCATTCGCTGAATTGATCGCCTGCGGCGAGCCGGCCAGCAGGCCCGCCACACCCGAGAATAGCATGCTTACGCCAAGCATGGCGATGTTGCCGAAGGTCACGCCCATGAAGCCGGTAGACGCGCCCAAGGCCGCGCCGAACAAGCCGGCGCCGGCCGGCGCGAAGGCGATGGCCGCGCCGATCAGCACGACGCCAAGGATAATCTTGCCAATGCCGCCCTGATCGCCGGCCGGCATGGTCGCCGGGATGAAGTGAAGCGGCAGGGCGCCCGCGTGCATCGTGAGATAGTCCGCCTTGATCGTGTCGTCAGGGCGCCCCACGGCAACGCGCCATGCCCGTTCGCGAACGAACGCCCGCAAGCCGGGGCGAAGCGCGAAGAGCGCCCGCAGGGCCTCCGCCGGACTTGCCACGTCCAGCCGGAATTCACGGCCGAACAGGTCGCCAGCCAGCCCGTGAAGGGTGATCGTTCTCATGGCGCGTACCTCACGGCCGCGCTCGCCAGCCGTGCCCAGCGCTCACGCGGCGCATAGCCGGACAGGCGCGACGGGTCATAGGCGAAGCGGCCGGCCGTGTGGTGGAACAGCAGGTCGGACGAATGCACGACGGCCGCGTGCATCAGGACCTTGTAGTTGAACTGGAACATGAGAAGGTCGCCGGGTTGCGTCGCGTCGACAAGGGGGATGCGAACGAAGCCCGCACGCGCGAAGTTGTCGGCATATAGGTCCTGTCCCTTGGACCACCACTCCCAACCGCGCATCCCCTCGGGCAGGGTCACGTCCCGATGTTCGCGGTACCAATCCCGGACGGCCGCATAGCAGTCGAAGACGCCATGGCGGAAGGCACGGCCCAGCAACGCCGGGCGGGCCAGCATGTCGCCCCATGCGAACAGGTCGTTCGTTTCAGGAACATAGATCAGGCACGGCTTGGCAATGTCGACCTGAAACCGCATGTCACGTTCGGACGGGCAAGCCGGGCCGCGCGGATGCGAATGGAAAAAAGCATCGGCGTCCGCCAACCGGATCATGTCTTGATCGGACAGCCCTATTTCCGTTTCAGGATTTGGCGAGACGTTCGCGAACGGAACATAGAGCCCGTCTTTCACCATGCCCGCGACTTCCTGCCCGAGATTTTCGTGCGCATGCCGGCGGGCCGCCCGGTCGACTTCGGGTGTCCAGCAGTCAGGAAAGATGCAGGAACTAGCCGCGAAGGATAGCGGGCTAGGCGCGCGCGAGTTCGGCTGTACGATCATTGGACCCTGCCTACTCCGGGGAAGAAACGGGCGGGCAATGGTAACGCACCGAAGCGCGCCGTGCATCCCGTCATGAAGCGCCCGCAGGCGTCTTTATCCGGCGTGGTCGGGTTGTTGTTGGGGTCGAAATAGCCGGTTCCAGTGTAGGGGCAAGTCGCCTTGGAATAGTTGAAGTCGCCCGTGCTGGGATCGTACACGCGATAACTATGGCTACACACGTCCCGCAAGATTTGCCGTTTCGGAATTTTGCTGCCCTCTTGGTCAAGCCGGCTCGTCAACTTGAAAGCGATGGCGACGGCTGTATGCGAAGTTTTCTGGCTCACGACATAGGTGTCGCGGCTGATATAGGCGTTCGGGTCCGGCGTCTCGCCGCTGTCGAGGAACCGCGACAGCGTGAGCGTGCGCGTGACCAGCGCGCCGACCAATCCCTTGTATTCGTCTATCAAGGTGTTGCCCGCGCCGTAGAGATTGGAAATCGTGATCGTCGGTTGGGGCAGCGTCCCGCGCGTCGTGTATTCGAAGCCGGTCACGTCCATCGGGAGCGGGGCGTAGACCTGCCCGCCCCACACCGCTTCCGTTTCGAAATCCGCCAAACTGGCGAAATAGAAAAGCTGGCCGCCGGGAAACATGGTCGTGTCCAGAACGAACAGCGATACCAACCCTTCCGTTGTCAATCCGATTTCCGGCGTCGTCATGGCGCGATATCCCACCACGAGAGATAAGAGGTAAGCGCATTGAAGAGCGCGTTGCGTTCGGCCGGCGTGAGCGACAACCCGGCCACGCCGACAGCAACCGTGGCGTTGCTGAATTTAGAAATGGTGCCGCTGGTCGTTATGTTGGCGAGAATGCGATGCGTGAAAGTGTTGTTCGCCGTCGAGGGCGTCGTCGCCTGTTGCAGGACGATGTTGTTGTGGTAGCCGGCCATGGCATTTTCGCCGCTGCGTTCGGCCATGTAGAAACCCGTATTCTTCGGCGTGGCCACGCTGCCGCCGGTCGCGCCGCTGTTGCACTCATATGTGGTGTTGAATGGCGACGCCGTCTGATTTTGAAGGATGCGAGAATAAGCGCTATCGTTATTTCCTGAAACGCAACCGCCGCCGTTCACGGGAGCGACCGAAACCCACGCCGCATGAAAGGCGTTCGTCCGCTGGTAGTTCGGTCCGGCCGCCGGGGCGAACATGGTATTGAAATGCGCCGACACGGCATCGCCCTTGACGCCCGTGGCCGCCGCCCATGTCGGGCTGTTGACCCATTGCCCGATAACCTGCCGTGTCAGATCGATCCCGGCTTGTATCTGGCTTTCGGCGACGAAGAGATAGAGGAAGCCCAGCTTTGCCATGACGCCGGCTTGGTCCAGCGCCGTGGCCAAGCGGTTGACGCGGTTGAACTGTTCAGTCCCGACCGTGCCGCCCTGTTCTATCACCTTGTCGCGCCATGCCGTGGCGTAGGTGTTCGGCGGAAACGCGAACGGTTGCGGGTTGAAAGTTCGGACAAAATTGGCGGAAAACACGCCGACCAAACCTTGGCTGTTGTTCTTGTCGTTGAACGACGCCGACCATTCGTCGCAATAAACGAATATCTCGTTCGGTTCGCCGGGGGGAAGTATCCAGAAACCCGTTGCCGCATACTGTTTCAGGAAATCGTCATATTCCTGTAGCTGGCTTGCCCCGACAAAGGGGAACTGCAAGCTGAACTCGGGGCGCGCCGGGTTGAGCCCGCGCGTAGCGCGGTGCTGGTAGCCGTCGCCATAGCTGTTCGTATCCACCGCGAGGCGCGTCGTCTTGCCGGCGCCCGGCATGGCGCACCACGACCAATAAGGGGAACTAGTTGGCATAGAGCGTGCCTCCCGGCCTCTTCTCATTCGCGATTATATCCATGACCGCGACCTTGACCTTGCGGCCGAATTCCAAGGCCGCAGCCGGATCACGCGCGCCCTCGGCCTTGCGCATGTCGAGATTGACGACCACGGCGCTGTCGCCGCTGCTGTAGGGCGTGATCGTGCCGACGCCGGCCGGCGTGAAGCGCTCGGGACCATGCTCGCCCACGTCATAGGTCACGCCGGGCTGCACCAACCCGCCCGTGGCACGGCCGCCGCCGAAGAGCCCGCCAAGCCACGAGAGGATACCGCCACCGCCGCCACCCGAGCCGTAGCTAGACCAATCCGCGATTTCCGCATCGATCCCACCACCGCCGAACATGCCTCCGGTCTTGCCCATGATCCATTTGAACACGGGCGACAGCGCCGCTTGCAACGCCATCTTGGCGATCATGCGCCCGAAGTCCGTCGCAATTTGTTCGAAGGTCTTGCTGGACGTGCCGGCCAGAACGTCCAACCCCTGATCGATCATCCCGATAAAGCCGTTGAACGTCCGGGCGCCCGTGGAAAATTCATCGTTCGCCTTGGCGTAGTCGCGGGCCGCCTTTTCCACGCCCGCGCTGAAACCTTCCAACCCGCCCTTGAACCGTTCCAGTTCGGCCGCCTGATCCTTCTGACGTTCGGTCGCCTGATAGACCGCGCGGTCATAAGCGATTTGCGAAAGCCGACCGGTCTTTAGCTGCCGGTCGAGTTCTTCCATTGTATTCGTGAAATCCTTCGTGCCATCGTCGAGACGACGCGTCGTCTGTTCGGCCTTGGCCGCGTCCTGTTCGTAACGCTTCAAGGCATCTTGCACGCGCAAGGTAGCTGACACCTGTGCC